GTTCCCGCGGTCGCTGATCGTGCGCTGGGTGATCCAGCACGGCACGCAGCTGCAGGGCCCTGAGCGCGGCGCTGTGGCGCTGCTACCGGCCGGAGGTGGGACAGCACTCGGCACCTGCTTGGATCGGGGCCTGTTGTTCATCGGGCCGGGGCAGAATGTGGTTCAGACGCCGCTGCCTCAAGGTGTGGCGCGTTTCTTCTGGATGGATCGATGACGCGGAAGCTGCTCCCCTACGAATATGAGCTGATTCAGGCGCTCAACATCTCCAAGGAAGAGTATCTGGACTTCCTATCGGCGCAGCACGATTTCACGCGATCGCGCGAAGAGAAACTGCAGGAACTGCGCGCTGAGCCGGTCTCGATTGTCCTGGCAGTGGTCGGGATTGTGTTTCAGGCTGTCAGCTACCTGCTGACGCCTAAACAGGAGGTGCCGGAGCAGAAGAACCAGCGCGCGCGGCGTGATCAGGTATTTGCGCCGCGGTTTGGCTTCAACTCGCAGCAGGAGTTGGCCCGCTACGGCGATCCGGTCAATCTCGTCTACTGCAACACCGACGACAACCCAACCGGCGGCGTGCGTGTCGCCACGTCACTGATCTGGTCTGCTGTTCATAGCGAGGGCAGCAGCCAGTTCATGCAGATGCTGCTGGCTGTCGGTGCCTCTGACATTCAGGAAATCGGGCCCGGCCGTATTGCGTTCGGCCAGACGCCGATTCGGCAGTTTGCTGCTGGCAAGACCTGGGCGTATTTCGGCGCCAACCGGCCGCTGCAGTTTTCGGATCTGCTGCGTGGTGACACCACTGACCCCACGCGCATTGGCGAAGCCAGCAGCAGCATCGCGTATCGGCCGACACTGGTAGGTGATCAACACACTGAAGGTTTCAGCCAAGCGTTTTCGCCCAGCACGATGACGCGCTTCGGCATCTACGCGCCGATTCCCATCAATGTTGTCTACATCGACCGCGACGAGGACGGCGACGAGAAGGACGCGCCTCTAGGCATTGAAGTCAGCGGTTTGGAAAGCTACTGGCCGCTCAACGTCTTCAATGATGCGCGCCCGGTGGTGCCTGTTGGCCAGCAGATGACGCTGATCTTCAGGCAAATCAGCTCCGGCGGCAACGACACGGCACGGGCCGCCAAGGAAATGCGCCGCACATTGTCGAGTTACATCGACGCGGCCAGCACCTACAGACTCGGCAGCGCGAAGTTCCGCGTTGCAGCTCCCATCAAGAATGTGGAGCTAGAAGACGGCGCGATGCGCGTGCAGATGGAATGCGTTGAGTCTGGCGTCTGCCCGACTGAGGACTACAACACAACCGACTTCAAGCAGAACGGCCGCGAAGCCAAGCGCGAGCTGGAGATCCTGCAAAGGGAGGTTGACGCACTCAACGCACAGCTGCTGCGCAATGAGCCAATCTTGCTGCCCGGCATTGGCGATCAGGCGCGAGCAAGGCTGGCCGAAATCAGGTGGCTGAAGGATTTCATCAATGACCTGACCGATCGCCAATGGTCTTCCGGTGAAATCGACCAGCTGCTGGCGAATGCAGAGTATTTCGACCCTGCAGTGGTCAACTTTGCGCAGCAGGTTGATAACTACCGCGAGTGGCGCAAGCAGTTGCGTGACGCGATTGAGGACGAGCTTGATAAACCGAGCAACAATCGCAACCGCAGCGCAATCCGCAACTGGCGCAGCCAGCTGGGGGAAGCCAACCGCCAGATCAAGCGCTCGCAGGCCAAGCTCGATCGTGCCCTGAATCAATATGGTCTAGCGAGCAATGGCCCCTTGCGGGCTGACAAGAGGCGCCTCAACCAGCAGGAAGAGCGCCTCAACAATGAGATCGCGGAACTTGCATCCAAGGCCAACAACCTAGACCTGGCCGCGATGGCAGCGCGTGATGCGAACCTGCGCAGCCAGATCGCAACCAAGAACGACAGAATCGGCTTCTTGCAGCGTTATCTGGAAAACCCGAACAGCTGGAACGATTTCTTCAACACCAAGTGCCTAGTGAAGATGGAAGAGGCCGGCTACGAAACCATCACCGAATGCAACGTGGTGGACTTTGCGCTGAAGGCCAAGGTGTTCAAGCGCATCCAGGGCCGCGCCAAGAAATACGGCGAAGAGAGCGTCAAGCGTTACCGCGACAGCGATAACGGCACGAAGGTGCGGTCTGCGTTCTTCTGGCTGTTCTATCGCCGCATCGGTCAGCAATGGAGCCGTGTTCCTTACATCTTTGCGGTGCGTCGCGGCGCCGATGTGGACAACTTCATTTCCCTGAAGTTCATCGCTGGCGACAATCAAGGCCGCTGGCAGTTCCGGTTTGATCCGATCGCAGAGACCGCAGCCGAGATGGCCTACCTAGGCGCTGCTGACTTTGCCTACATTGAAAACAGCGGCGACATCGTTACGGTCGGCGGGCCTGCTGGTGGCCAGTTCACGTTCACCGGCTCCCTGCGTGGCCGTCAGGGCGTCAAGCCGCCACTCAACGTCAACCCCTACGAGGTGGATGAGTGGGGCCTGTTCTCTGTGCGGTCTGACACGCAGACCAGCTACAGCTTTGAGGGTGGCCCCGAGCTGGCGATCACCGCCGTCACTGAGCAACGCACTGAAGCCTTCAGCACCTACCCCAACCTGTATCAGGGCCTCACTCTGCTTGGCTTCAATGCCTACAGCGGCCAAGGCATCCAAGACCTTCGCTCGATGTCGGTGTTCACGCTGAAGGGCAAGAAGGTGCGTCGGCTGCGTGATGATGGCACCTACCCCTCAACTCCAGATGCCAGCAGCAGCTACGCGCCGGACATCTTCCTCGACACGATCCTCGATGCGCAGAACGGCATCGGCCGCTTTGCCAAGATCGGCGGCGTAGACCTTGAGGCCCTCGCGCTGGCCAAGCGGTTCTGTCGTCAGAACCAGCTGTTCATGGATGGCGTGATCGCTGACAAGACAGCCTGGCGTCAGTTCTGGGCCGAGGTGTCGCTCTACTCTCTGCTGGAGCTTGGCCGGATCGGCGGCCGTGAAACGCTTGTGCCGGCAGTGCCCTGCGACAACGCTGGCAACATCACACGCAACGTCGCCATCTCGGCGCTGTTCAATCAGGGCAACATCTTGGAGGGCAGCTATCGCGAGGAGTTCCTCGACTTCGGCAGCAACGTGCAGGACCTGATCGCGTCGGTGATTTACCGCGACACTGAAATCGATGGCGTGTTCCCGCGCAACCGCAGCGTGGAGGTGAGCCGCTCAGACGTGACCGAGGCGAACGCAGTGCGGCAGACGTTTGATCTGTCGCAATACGTCACCAACCGGGCGCAGGCGATCCTGTTCGCAAAGCTGCTCTGCAATCAGCGCCGCTATGTGCGGCGTGCGATCGACTTCGCCACCTTCCCGACCGATACGCTGCTGGAGCCTGGCAGCTACATCTATGTGGCGCTGGGCCAGAACCAATGGGATCAGGTGAGCACCGGCGTGATCGAAGCCAATGGCGCTCTCAACACGCCGATCGGGCAGGTGCCCAACGGCAGCGGCTACAAGGCGCTGGTGTATCAGTCCGGCAGCGCTGTGGTGACCGTGGACAGCGTGACCGTGAGCAACGGCACGGCTGCAGCCTTGGCGCCCTACGCCGGGCGGCTGTTTGTGCTCGGCACTGCGATCACCCGCAAACGGGTGTTCCGCGTAACTGAAGTGCAGATGGATGAAGAGGGCCAGGTTTCGGTGAGCGCCATCGAACACCCGAGCATTGAGTCGGGCTCCCAGACCTTGAGCCTGATCGCTGACTTCGCAGATAGTGGGTTCACTATTCGCTAGCCTGATTTCAGACTGGGCCGCCGTTCATGGGCTTCTATACAGGCCGCACGGGCAAACTGGAGTTCTGGGACGGCGCGGCCTACAAACCCGTGGCGAAGATTCGCGACTGGTCGGTTGAGACCAGCTTGGAGCTGTTGAGCACCACCGCGATCGACAGCTCTGCCGCCACCTACACCCCCGGCATGAAGTCGGCCAGTGGTAGCGCCACCCTGCTGTATTACCGGCTGGAAGCCGGCGAGTCGGCAACGCTCTCAGAGTTCACCGCCCTGCTGGGCAAGGTGCAGAAGATCGGCGCCGTCACCGAGTCCGATCGCGTGAAACTGCGCCTGCGCGTGAGCGATAACGCCTCTGACGACATCGAGTTTTTCGCCTACATCACATCGGCGCAGGTCGGCGTCAGCACCGGAGAGCTGGTGTCAGTTCCGATTCAGTTCGCTGTTGATGGCGACTTCCTGGCCGGCGGCGTGATCGTATGACGTTCTTTCTCGGCACGAAGGGCAACGTCCGCCTGCGCCGGGCTACTTCGGTGCTCATCAGTGCGCTGCAGGATCAGATCGATCCGTCAGACGTGAACACCAGCCTGAACCGTTTCAGCTTCGATTCTGCTGGCGACAACTTGCTGACGGGTGACCGGGTGGACATCAGCACCAGCGACCCTCGCGGGCTGGTCTGCTTCACAGCTGCGGCATGGACCACCGCTGTCGTTGAGAGCAGCATTTCGGCCTACGTGAACGTGAACGCGGCAGGTGGCCTGCGGTTCTTCCCGTCATTCGCCGATGCCGTCAACAACACGCGCGCCAATGAGCTGGCCCTTTATGCGTTCACTGGCGAGCCCATACCGATCGAATGCCGCGTGCGTGACGTGTCCTACAGCGTGCTGGGCAACGTCATCAACTACACCCTTGCAACCGATCGCGAGGCAATCGACATCACGACGCTGAACGATAAGTTTCGGCAGCTTTACAGCGCCGGCATTCTCAGCGGTAGCGGCTCGATCACTTGCGCGTTTGATTACACCACCACCGGCGCCACTGAAGCGCCGCTGTTGATGCTGCAGCTAATTCAGCGCCTAGAGCTGGGCAGCGCGTTCGACTGCGCTCTCTATCTCACCGACAAAGGCGTCGATGCTGGCGTGAACAACGTCTTCTATCAGTTCGACGCGATGGTGACAAAGGCCGGCGTGGAAGTGCGTGCCGGCGACATCATCGACTGCACGATCGATTTCGTCACCACGGGCGAAATCAAGCTGCTGATCGGCTCGATTGAGGATTACATCCTCAAGGAAGACGAGGACCGCATCAACTTGGAGCAGTCGCTCGACTTCCTGCTGAAGGAAACTGAGGACTAACATGGGGCCTAGCAGTGGTGCCCACGGAGGCTGAGCCTTGGCTGACCAGCGCATAACCCAGCTCACAGCCCTGCCAAAGGCATCGGTGGCCGCCACTGACGTGCTGCCCATCGCGGACGTTTCGGCATCGCAGACGAAAAAGGTCACCGCCAAGGATCTGGTGGATGCGGGCCTCGATCTGGTTGATACCGGCAGCATCGATCTCGACAAGCTGGATCAGACCAGCACCACCAAGCTCGGCACAGGCGCCTTGGCCGATGAGGCCGTTACCGCCGCCAAGCTGGCCGACAGCAGCTCGGTGTATGTCGGCAGCTCAGCGCCGAGCACAGGCAACTATGAGGGCCGCGGCTGGCTGAACAGCAGCACCGGCGAGCTGCAGGTCTACCGCTCCGGCGCCTACAGCGCCATCACGCCTGTGGTGCCCGATGGTGGCATCGCCACGGCCAAGCTGGCTGATGGTGCAGTCACAACGGCAAAGGCGAGCAATCTCGGCACAGCTGCGCTGGCGAATGGCGCGGTCACTTACGCCAAGATCCAAGACACCAGCAGCTCTGATGTGCTGCTGGGCCGCAGCACCGCTGGCGCTGGCGATGTAGAAGAGATTGCTTGCACCGCTGCCGGCCGGGCCCTGCTCGATGATGCGGACGCTGCAGCACAGCGCGCCACGCTGGGCCTTGGCACGCTCGCTACACAGTCCGGCACGTTCACCGGCACCCATAGCGGCACCACTTCCGGCACCAACACCGGCGACCAGACGATCACCCTGACAGGTGATGTCACTGGATCCGGCACTGGCTCCTTTGCAGCGACGATCGCCAGCGGCGCAGTCACTGAAGCAAAGCTGGCCGCTGATGCTGTCACCACTGGCAAGGTTGCCGACGACGCGATTACTGGCGCCAAACTGGCCGATCAGTCGGCTGCTGTGGTTGCGGCTTCTACACCCTCTGGCTCTGGCGCCTTCATTGGCCAGCAGTGGCTGAACACCAACACCGGCATCGAGTACACCTGGGATGGCACCAGCTGGGTGCGCCAGGCATCGCTGAGCACGATCAGCTTCAGCGACAGCACGCCGCTGTCGTTCTCGGTTGCTTACCCCGATAACTACAGCGCCACGATCACCGCCACGCTCGACACGCAGAGCGCTGCGCGAGTGTTGGCTGGCCCGGCTACCGGCGCTGATGCCGCGCCTACCTTCCGTGCGCTGGTGCCTGGCGATCTGCCGGATGCCACGGGCAGCACCAAGGGCATCATCCAACCCGGCACTGGCCTATCGGTCAGCAGCGGCACGCTGAACCACAGCAACACCGCTACAGCTGGCACCTATCCAAAGGTGACCATCGATGCACAGGGCCACGTAACAGCTGGCACCACGCTGGCCGATACGGACATCCCTGAGCTTCCCGCCAGCAAGATCACCAGCGGGACATTCAGCACCGCTCTGATCGCTGATGATGCCGTCACAGGTCAGAAGCTGGCCAACTACTCCACCGCCAAGTTCGGTGAAGCGCTGCCCGTTGCGGACTTCATCGGTCAGATCTTCTTCAATCCGCTCGATGAGTCGTTCTTCCTCTGGGACGGCAACGTTTGGCAGCCGCTAGGTATTTCGGCCGGTTCGGTGATCTTCGCCGGCACCTATGACGCCACTACCAACCAGATCGCAACCGTCACCACCGAGGGCTCCTCGATCGGCCTGACCGTTGGCAACGCCCTGCCTTCAGCCAGCAGCAGCAACAACGGCTACTACGTGGTGGTGTCGATCGGCGGCACCGGCACTGCACCGGCCCCAACTGTTTCACTGGCACCGCCTGACCTGATCCTGTCCAACGGCACGATCTGGACTGAGATCGATGTCAGCTCGACCTTCATTGCGCAGGCGGCTAGCAACGTCAGCTTTGCGCCTGCCGCCAACATCGGCAGCACAAACGTGCAGGCGGCGATTGAGGAGGTTTCAACCGAGTGCCGCAACGCCGACAACATCACCAGCGGCACACTGCTGGCCACCAAGGGTGGCACCGGCAACACCAGCTACACCAAAGGTGACCTGCTGGCGGCCTCCAGTGGCACAGCACTGAGCAAGCTGGGCGTTGGCACCAACGGTCAGGTGTTGCGCGCCAACAGCGCAACGGCTACGGGCCTCGAATGGGGCGCTGACTTCGTTGGCACCGTCACCAGCGTGTCCGGCTCCGGCGCGATTTCGGTCGCTGATGGCACCACCACGCCGGCAATCAGCGTGGCATCGGCTTCCACCAGCGTGGCTGGTGTGGTGCAGCTGAGCGACAGCACGGGCACCACCAGCTCGGTGCTGGCTGCAACGCCCACTGCGGTGAAATCGGCCTATGACCTAGCCGCCGCTGCAATGCCCAAGGCTGGCGGCACCTTCACGGGTGACGTGACGCTGGGCGCGAATGTGGGCCTGGTGTTCGAGGGCAGCACTGACGACACCAATGAGCTGCGCCTACTGGCCGCGGACCCCACAGCTGATCGCACGATCTACCTGCCGAACGCAGACGGCACGCTGGTGTTGTCTGGCGCGATCGTCAATGCTGACATCGCATCAGGCGCAGCGATCAGCGGCAGCAAGATCGTGGCCGGCACCACCAGCGTGGTGGGCGTGGTGCAGCTGACCGATTCGACCAGCAGCACCAGCACCACAACGGCCGCCACGCCGAACGCGGTCAAGTCGGCCTACGACTTGGCGAACGCTGCCCTGCCGAAGACAGGCGGCACCATGACCGGCGCGATCACCTTCGCGGCCGGCCAGACCATCTCGGGCTATGCGGCACTGGCGACAGCGCAGAGCTTCACGGCGGCGCAGCGCGGCAGCGTGGTGGCGCTCACCGATGGCGCAACGATCACGCCGGACTTTGCGGGCGGCAACAACTTCAGCGTGACGCTCGGCGGCAACCGGACGCTGGCCAACCCGAGCAACCTGACAGCGGGCCAATCGGGCACGATCGTGATCACGCAGGACGGCACCGGATCGCGCACGCTGGCCTACGGGTCGAACTGGAAGTTCCCTGGCGGAACTGCACCTACACTCACGACAACGGCCAGCGCAGTGGACGTGATCGCCTACTACGTGGAATCGGCCACTCGCATCACCGCTCGCCTGATCGCTGACGTGAAATGAGCATTCTCAACAACAGCCTGCTGCTTGGTGCTGATGCTGGTGGTTACACCATCAGCCGTTCGCTGCGGTTCAACTCAGCCGACTCGGCGTACCTGAGCCGCACCCCCGCATCAGCCGGCAACCGCAAGACGTGGACCTGGGCGGGATGGGTGAAACGGAGCGGTTTCAGCGCTGACAATGAATTATTTGCGACGGGTTCGTCCGATGGTTTTGTAATACGTTTTACTTCTGCAGATATAATTCGCATCTACTCTTACACGGGCTCTTACCAGCTTCATTTCCAGACTTCTGCAGTTTACAGGGATCCCTCGGCTTGGTATCACCTAGTTCTTGCTGTAGATAGCACGCAAGCTACAGAATCAAACCGAGCAAAGCTCTATATCAACGGAGTCCAGGTAACAGCATTCTCCACTGCTGTATATCCATCTCAGAATGCTGATCTACTTGTAAACGCCGCAGCCAGGCATGACATCGGAACAAATGCAGTTTGGGGTGGATTTTCCTATCTCTCCGGCTACCTAGCCGACATCCACTTCATCGACGGCCAAGCGCTAACCCCCACCAGCTTCGGTGAGTTCGACGACAACGGCATCTGGCAACCCAAGCAGTACACCGGCACCTACGGCACCAACGGTTTCAAACTCGACTTCAGCGATAACTCCGCAGCGACTGCCACCACACTTGGCAAAGACAGCTCCGGTAGCGGCAACAACTGGACGCCGAACAACCTCAGCGTCACCGCTGGTGCAGGTAACGACAGCCTCGTCGATGTACCCACCAATGGCAGCGAGGTTGATACGGGAAGTGGGGGGCAGGTAAGGGGGAATT